TCCGGGTGTAGCGCAGTTTTGGTAGCGCGCTTGAATGGGGTTCAAGAGGCCGTGAGTTCGATTCTCGCCACTCGGACCAGATGATTCCCAGTCGAACAACTGTTCGGCTGGGAATTTTTTTGTTTTTCGGAAGCAGACGCTTCGGAAAGATTAAAATAAATAAGCATTTCCGTGTCTGTGATCTCGATGCGATTTACAAAGGTATCAATGATCCTGCGGTTATAATCCTCGGTACGTTCATTGGGAGAGATAAGGAACTGCTCCAACAGGAAAAGGATGCGCTCACGATCCAGAACGGGTGGATGAATTTCTTTCATGGATTCTAATTGATAGTTGAGGGTGCTTTCCTGCTGCTCCAAGTCAGCAAGGCGGGCGGACAGACGAGAGCTGGCAGTACCGTTTTCAATGGATTCAATGATATTGTTGATTTTTCGGTGCACATCAGCCAGGTTTTGCTCTAACATTGCACGCTCTGGATCGGGCTGGTTGACATCTGCCTGCTGTGCAGCGGCAATAGCGTCGGCCAGATCTTCAAGAGTGTCTGGACGAAGGATATTTTCACAGATGGCATTGACCACAAGATTCTCGGCAACATCTTTTGGGATGTTTTTCTTTTTGCAGGTACCGCCATCAGCTTTATTCCCGCAAGCATAGTAATAGTAAACATCGTTGCGGCAGTTGTGGCCGGAGATACCCCGCATCAGGCTGTGGCAGCAGCCGCAGAAAAGCTTGCCAGAGAGCAGATAGTCGGCATGGGAACTGTGTGGTGCGCGGTGCTGCTTATTGAGTGTGAGCATTTTCTGAGCCCTCTTCCATAGATCATCGTCGATGATGGCGGGAATTGCACCATCAATGCGGACATCGTAGGCCTTGCAGATATAGACACCATGATAGGCTTCATTCTGGATGATACGAGGAATGCTGCATTTGTTGAAGGCGTTGCCCTTACTGGTACGGAGCCCGGCAGCGTTCAGCTGCTCCACGATGAAAGCGCTGCTTTCTCCGGCCGCATAGTGCTCAAAGATGAATCGAATGGTCGGGGCGTTTTTCTCGTCGATAATAAATCGCTTGTGTTCATCCGTAGTAAGCCCCAGGGGGCGGCTGGGATTGATGGCTCTTCCTTTCAATGCGGATTCCCGCATACCACGCCGCATCTTTTGAGCCAGTTCTGCGGAATAGTATTCGGCCAGGGATTCCATCAGACCTTCCAGAATAATGCCCTCGGGCCCTTCCACAGAGCTTTCGGCTGCATAAAGAATGCGAACTCCGTTATCCCGCAGTTTCTTTTTGTAGACCGCGCTATCATAGCGATTGCGGGCGAAGCGGTCGGTTTTCCAGCAGATCACGAGATCGAACAGATGCTTGCTGCTATCTGCGATCATCTGCTGAAAAGCCAGCCTGGATTCAACACCACGGCCCGAAATGTGCCGGTCAATGTATTCATGCACGATTGTCAAGCCATGCTGCCGGGCGTAGGCTTCGCAGTCCCGGCGCTGGCCCTCGATGCTCTGCTCGGTCTGCTGGGAACCGCCGCTGTAACGGTAGTAGGCAACCAGACGGTTCCCGGGAGATACTTTCTTTTTTCTTGCCATGATTGCTCCTTGTGCGCTGAGCAGGATCATGGTACAATGAAATTGCTCAGCAGGCGTGTTTTCTTATTCTATGATTATTCTCCGACAGACAGATTCCCCATCTGGCCCCGGCGGCTCTATCGTACAGAGCTGCCGGGGATTCTTTATAGATGATGATTATTTGATAAGCTCATGCCAGTTAGAGGGAAAACCAAGTTCAGAGGGCTTGGCAGAAGGGTGTTCAGCAAAGCAGACTTGAATACAGCTGGCGAAAGTGAATCTCTCGTTCTGAGGCAAGAGCTGATAAAGCGCATAGACGTATCCAAAAGGCTTTGTTCCATATTCGTTGATCTCCTTGGGAAGCTTAGCAGGAGGGTTTACGCGCTTTCTGTGATAGAATCGTGCTCCATGTGCAGCAATATTTCGCGCAACAACAGAACAATGTATCCAGTTCTCAATATATTCGCGGGAAGGGATGCTATAAAATTCTCGCGCGATTGCGGCACGGTCAGATTTTGAGAGATTACGGTACATCATAGAAATCTGATCGAATGATAGGACTTCAACCACTACCCACAACGGATAAATACCGTTCAGGTCGTTGTGATGATGTAGAACAAAAGGTTCATCCTTTCGCAGATTAAGAGACTTTGAAAGAGCATTCAAGAATTTGGCATGTCGCCAGGGATCTTCGAAGTTCTTTCCATCGAGATATCCGATAGGACCGTACTGCCGCGCATGATAATAAGCAACATAAGATTTAAGATTTGTCTCCACAACAGATGCAGCATGAAATATGGCAGCTCGAAACTGATCATCGAACTCGTATAAATCTATAATGTCTGAGAAAGATGCTCCATCGAAAAATTTGTCATTACCAGTGGCAGTGTCACGCTGGCGAAGCGTTAAAGAGTACGCACTTAATCGGTAATAATTTTTCTCCCGAAGCCACTGTAAGGCAAGCTCTTCATCTGGAATTGCTAGACCTCGCCCACGAAGGATAGAAAGCTGCTCTTCATACGGAGAAAATGGTTTTGGTTCTGCCATATTGTTTGTCCTCGAAATAAAGGTATAAAAAAAGACCCGCCATGATACGCATGAATACTTTCGCATCCAGAGGCTTAGCGGGTTCCGTTGCCATTATTATACGCCTCTGGAGGCCTGTTGTACACAAAATTTTTGTGAACTGTTGCGAACATCACAAAAAAAGTTTAAAAAACCTATTGACAAGTATCTGAAATACAAACTTTATTCATAATCCCCCACCGGCTGAGCCCGGCGGGGGAATTGTTTTGCCCCGCTGGTGTTGCCGCACTGGCGGAGTTATTGTTGTGCGTGGAACTGTTTCCAAAATGGAAGCGATTGTTTTATGAGCCAGTCCATCGCCAAGCGTGGCGGAAACCTTTGGTTTCAGCTTCTTCAACAGTGGAAGCATAAAAATCTCCATCATCAGGATCAATAATTACGCGATCGTATTGCTGGTCGAAAGGAAGATGATAGATTTTATCGCCATTCTTGGAAATATTGCATTTAATAAGAGGGTACGCTTTCAGAGGAAAGCCTTCAATAACAGTGATATGAAGATATTCCGCACAGGATTTTGCCAAATCGGATAATGTTGTAGTGGTAACAAATAAACCGCCAACATTATAGTCGGGATGTTCCAGCTTTTGGAGAATGGTTGTTCCAAATAGCTGGAAAATGTGCTTTTCGTGAATGGTTTTCTCTACGGCCCAGCGTTTGCACTGAATTACGAACATACTCTTATTTCTGGAAACAATAAGATCACGTCCCATATCTTCAAGCCCTTCCATGGCTCCATTATACCGTACACGATAACCTTTCTTTTCATAGCAATATCCAACATAACGTTCGTATTCAATGCCAATTTGCCAATTGGATTTTTGACGCTTTGAATATCTATCCAATGCAAGTTGAAGCCTATCGACAGACGACAAGGACTGATATTCCTGCGGAGAAAGCCAATTTCTCAAAGAACTATATTCACTGTCCGGTGCAGAATCTACGGATTTGAGTTGCTGCAAATCTTCTGTGCTGATTTCTTTGAACTCTGCCAGCCAGGGGAAAGAACTTTCATACAGATTCAGCTGATACTCCTGTAATTTGCACTGTTCTTGAAGCAACCGCTTTTGAGCGGCAATTTCTCGAACTTTCTCGGCTGCGGTAAAAGCAGGACGGGATTTCGTTTCCAAGTAATCAGCATCAAGCAAGTCATTTATATACATAAAATCTGAAAATTGCTTGGCCAAGAAAGGTGTTGTTATTTGAGCAGTAGTAAGCATATCGTAAAGCTCTGTTTTCGCGTGTTCTAGTTCCTTTTCTCGACTGTCTAATTTTTTCTCCCTTGAGTCAAGCGCTCGGACAAGACCAGAAAGCTGATCTTCTCGGTCTTTTAAAAGCCTTTGCGTTTCAAGACTCAAATTGTTTTCAGCACTTCTTTCAAGTTTTTGATATTTTTCGATAGAATCGTTAAGTTGCTGAATGGACTGCTCTTTTTGTTGAATTTCATTGCTGAGTCTTGCCGAATTAATTTCTTTAGAATCAAGTTCTTGTTTATGACCGACTTTATTTCCACAGATATAGCCAATGATGAGAAAAATAACGGCAACACCGCTTGTAATATATAGCCAGTTCATAGATTTCCTCATACAAGTAAACCGCTTTGGGTGACCAAGGCGGTTATTTTTTATGCTTCCTTTGCAGCCACGCCATGCGCAGCAGCTTTTTTATAACGTCCGGTGAGAACCAGATCCTCTACATAGTCCAGTGCTTTGGTCTGGCCCTCTTCGTTCAGCTGGTCGAAGTTGTCCAGCAGGGCAGTCTGGGCGGGGGTGAGAACAGCGTTGTTTTCTTTTGGCTCAATAAGGCCGTGCGTGATTCCTTCTACGGTAATTCCGAGAAGGTCACAAATTCTAACGACAGTTGTTACAGCGGTTCCACCAATTCCACGCTTGAAAATATTATCCACTGTGGAATAGGGGATACCTGCGGCAACAGTAAACGCTCGAATGCTCTTGTAATTGGCTAAAATGAGCTCTTTGAGCCTTTCTTCGACGTTCATAAAAAATCACCTCCTGATGTTCAGTATACGGTACAAATAACAAAAATGCAATATTGATTCACCAAATTGCAAAAATAGTTTGAAAAAGCTATTGACTATTCACTCTATTGGGTGTATTTTATAATAAAGTTCACCGAATTTGGTGAACTGCGGAGGTGATATGTTTTGTACATGAATTTAAAGGCAGAGATGGCACGTAACGGGATTACCAATGAGCAGCTTGCGAATGGAATCGGAATCAATCCGGCAACGATGTCAGCGAAGTTGAACATTGCGGGGCGAATGCGCTTGGATGAAGCGCAATGTCTCCGGGATAAGTTCTTTCCGGAGATGACGATGGACTATCTCTTTGGAGATGTCCAGCCCACCGACCCAAAAAAGAGCGCATGAAAGGAAGAAAAGCATGGGATACGAAGAAATTATGGCGAACATCAATGGCCCGTGGAGCAACGCGGCCTGCATGGGCTACTGCCTGATCGCAATGCGCCGGGCGGGGCTGAGGCCTACGGCACAGCGCCGAGTGCTGCGGGTGCTGGAAGGGGTGTTCGACGATGTGAGTGTGGAGAAGGCCGAGAAGACCGGATATGACAATAAGGAGGAGTAGGGAGTGGACCGTTATATGATCGTGATCCCGGCGAAGAACCGGGCATTCAACATGAAGTGTGATGATGGTGACAGCATGAAGCTGGAGACCCTGCAGAAGCTGGTGGGCGGGCCGATCGAGCCGGTGTCCGCCTTGCTGAGCGCCGAGTGGGCGCGGGAGAAGGACGTGGACGGCATTCTGCTGCTGGTGAACGAGGAAGGGCTGATGAAGGAGTGCCCCCTGACGAACCAGCGCGCCAGTGAGATGACGGCGGCAGAGCTGGTGGGCCCGGCAGTCGTGGCCGCAAAGCGCGGCGATGAGCTGATCGGCTTTGCAAAGCCTGTGGTGGAGACCATCTGCGCCGAGTGGCTGTGAGGTGCTGCCATGGGCCAAAGGAAAAAGCAGGAGCTGCCTTTTGAGCACTGGCAAATTATTGAATTGCTGCACATCGCACAGGACTTTTACTCAAAACCGGAGAATGAGGCTGCGTTTCAAGAGTGGAAGGTGGTCAGAGATGCAAGAAAAGCAAAAAGGCCCGCCGGTGCGGGAACACCGACGAGCCAACCAGGGTGATGGTCTGACAACACATCACCAGAAGTTTAACACAGAGCTGGAGGATTTGCAAATGAAAAAGAAAATCACGGGCAGCGTGCTGAGCGCCGGTGCCATTGTGCTGGGACTGGCTGCAGCAGGCTGCGGCGGGGCCATTGAGAACGCGGCCGACGGCTGGGCAATGCTGGGCTACACGCTGCTGGCCATTGTGCTGGGGTGTGCAGCCCTTGCGCTGGCCGGGCTGGGCCTGGTGGCAGAGAAGCGGAAGGAGCCGCAGAAGATCCACAAGGTGCCGGAGAACACGGTGAAGAAAGCCGTCTGCGGCAGAAAGGCGGGGTAAGGATGGTACGGATTGAAATTAAAAAGACGGTCAAGGGTCAGATGATTCTGGCTATGGAAGCTGAGCACGAGGAACTGGAAGAGGTACTGATGTGCGCTGCCCGGTGTTTTGTGGGAACGGCCCGGAGATTGTGCGGCCCGATTTCTGCCAGCCAGGAGTTTGCCGATGAAGCGGCAAGGCTGATCAAAGACATGCTGATGGATACGGAAGGCTTTAAGGTGACCGAAGGGTACAGCGGCAAAGAAGCAAAATTTATTGCCGCGCTGAACGGTATGAATGCGGGGGAACAGAAATGACGCTGGAAGAGTACAAGAACATTTTGATTACCGGGACACCAAGTGATCGGGCACGGGCTATTGCCGAGGCCGGGAACGACAGGAGCCTGACCGACGAGGAGTTCCACGAGCTGACGGCCATGATCAAGGGCGTTGTGCGGCCCGGGCGGCGGAAGATGACCCCGGACGAGGCAAAGCTCTGGGCCGAGATGAGCCGGATCAACACCCGGTTGAAGGACGAGATGGTGAACGCGGGCTTTGCGGTGAGGGCCCTGCCCGGCGACCTGCAGGAGGATGCGATCAACGTTCTTTCCCGCACGGTGAGCGGGATGCTGGGCGACCTGACCGCCATGATGGCAGAGACCGGGGAACCCTGATGGATAAGACCCAGTGTGTACATGTGTTTGAGATCACCCGGAGCCGGTGCCTGAGCTGTGGGGGCCGGAACCGGGTGTGCGGGGAATATGAAGAACGGAGAAGTTACCATGAAAACAAAGATGAGCCTTTCGGCGGAGATGGACCTGACCCAGGACAGCGTGGTGCAGCTGACCTGCTGGTGCGGGCAGATCGCCTTACATGAGCTGTGGGGGCTGGGCCGCACCCGGCTTGACCGGATCACCAGACGGAAGGAGCTGCTGGGCAGCCAGAGCCTGGCTGTGGTGATGCAGCCAGACAAGAACGGGATGCCCCAGACGGAGAAGGCCCGGCGGCTGCGGGCGGAGGCGATCCCCAAGGGCGTGCCGACGGAATTCCGGGTGCCTGCGTTGCGGACACCCCGCACCCGGCGGGAGCAGCAGCTGAAAATGGTGGGCGACCGGGCAGCGACCATGGCCTGGCAGCTGATGGCGCTGGCCTGTGTGCAGGAGCTGGGGTTTGGAGCAGATCGGCTGAACCGACTGTATGCAGAGATGCGCCACAACTACGAGCAGCTGAATGAGTGGGGCAAGACGGACGGGCTGGACGTGGCCATGGAAAAGCTGCGGCGCTGCGCCTGCGATGCCTTGCAGACTGAGGACATCGTGGTGGAGAACGTGGACGATGAAAAGACAGTGCAGACCCTGAGCCGAAGCTACAAGGAGCAGGAAACAGAGTTTCTGAAGCGGGCCGTGATGATGGCAGCGGGCCGCAAGGCCTGCCGCCAGAGCCTGAATGTGCTGAACGAAGAGAGCGTTCGGCAGAAATGTGCGGATGCCATGGCAGCGGCTACCGGAAGCAACCTCTCACCGCTGCGGTCTGGCTATGCCAGCGCCTTGCAGAGCTCCCCTGATATGGGAGCCAAGGATCAAGGAGGACGATAAGATGCAGAGTGGATGCAGATGGGTATACACCCTGATGGACTGGGACACCGGCGAGGTGGTGGCCAAGGGCACCAGCGTGGAGCTGGTGGAGCAGGGATATTTTCCCGATGTGAACAAGCTGAGCAGCGTTTGGAATAATCTGGAAAAGTGCAAGAACCCAAGCCCGAAGAACTACCGGTGGAAGATGGAGCGGAAGAGCACCAAAGACGACCGGGTGGAGAGGGCCCGGGCAGAGGGCCTGAGCGCGGACGAGCGGGCCGAGACCCGGATGGTGCGGGTGTACAGCTGCTACGGTGCGGACGGCACCCTGCTGGGCAAGGGCACGGCGGCAGAGCTGAAGGACAAGGGATTGTTTGGCAGCGAGGGCACGGTGCACGAGTGCTACCGCAAGCGGGGCGGCGTGTACAAGCCCGGCGGCGTTACGCGGATGGAGATGGAGCTGTGCCAGAAACGGATCCGGCACCCCATGAAGCTGCCGGATCAGCCAGCAAAGGTGAAGCGCAAGCCCATTGGCGGCGTGATCGACCCCAGCGCCCTGGCCTACGACGTGCACGATCTGATGATCTACAACGAGAAGGCCCGGAAAATTGGAAAGCCGGAACTGACCTACGGATACTGGGCGGAAAAAGGAAAGCCCGCCACGCCTTAAACACATGAATCTATTATGAAGAGCAACGGATACGATGGACCTGACACGTCCACCGTATCCGTTACGTTTCATAATACCTTTATAAAGAAAGAGGGGGAAGGGCCCTCTTTGGGGAGCTAGTATACCCGTTATTTCTGTGACGGTGGGGTCACGGGAAAGAGACTATCAGCAGAAAGTGAAAGCCAGCAGGAGGGCACCGGGATGCGATGTAACTACATCCGAGAGAAAAAATACCAGTGCGGGGATGACTACATGGCAGTCGGAGTGTTCTCCATCATCCCCCAGGAACACCGGGGCCGGGGCAAGAAGCGGAAGGAATCCAGCGAGGGGCAGAAGGCGAAGAACAAAATGGATTCCCTGCGCAAGCGCCAGAGAAAGGCGCTGACAAATTTCAGTCCGGCGGGAATGTTCCTGACCGGTACATACGAGGATCCATTTCTGCCGGAGGACATTCTGGTCTGCCGGAGAGACGTGGAGAACTACAAGCGGCGGGTGATGGCGGCCACCTGCAAGCGGTTCGGGGCAAGGCGGGAGGACATCCGCCTGATGCTGGTGGCGGTGCGCAAGGGAGAAACAGGACGGCTGCACATGCACGGTTTTGCGGAATGCCCGGGCCTGACCGCGGCCCAGCGCCGGGAGTGGCGGGGGGGGGTGGGGGGGGTCTGGCGGGGGGCGGGCGCCCG